CAGAAGATATAGTAGTTTTTCTAGGTTTTACTTGTACTGTGATAGCCATTTTTATCTCGTTACGTTAGGCAAAACGGTAATAATACCTTCAAAAATTCTTGTAACTTCACCTGCACCATCATCTATCTCCACATCATAAACATATCTTCCTGGAGTCAAATTTGCAGTATTGGCCGCAGACATAGACATGGTTATTTCACCTAAGGCTGGTGTTGAAACAGAAACTTGAAATTCTTTGGATGAGGAAGTATAGTAGGACCGGCGCATCATTGAGCGTGCCGTGTATCCAACTAGATTTTGAGGAGAGCCGGTACCATCATTTACATTAATTACTGTATTGAAAGTTGCACCCTGTTCGAGGGTTAGTTCGACAAATTCGGCCAATTGAGACTCCTAAAAGACATTTATCGTCTATTTAGTCAAACTGGCAATTTAAACTGAGAAACTACTCCCACAACCGCATGTGGACTGAGCGTTAGGATTTTCAATGACAAATTGTGATCCATTTAAATCTTCTTTGTAATCTATTTTTGCACCAGTTAAATATGTCATACTCATACTATCAACGAGTAATTTTATGTCATTTTTTTCAACCACAAAATCATCATCATTTATTTCATTTTCAAAAGTAAAACCATACTGAAAACCAGAACAACCGCCTCCTTGAACAAAAGTTCTAATAAATTGACCTTCAGCTTCAGAATCTTTTATAATTTCTGCAATTTTAAAGGCAGCATTATCTGTTATCGTAATTTGAGAATTATCCATAGAACCTATTCTTTATGAAATTAATATCAAAAAAGTAAGATGAATTTTTATAGTTATCATTATTTGCATTTATCAAAGTAATATCTTTTTCAGATAAATTTAAATTTTCTAATTGTTTTTCTTGTTTAAAAAATTTACTCATTTCCTCATCTAATTCTAATAAAACTTTGATCAAAATTAAAAAATCTATGTGGTCAGATTGCGTATGAAAAATTATAGATTTAATCACATCTTTTTTATTATTATCTAAATTTAACTTTAAATATAGACACATTTCATTAAAAACTTTTAAAAACTGATCATAGTCTTTAAATGAAAAAAACATTTTCATTCTTATCCAATAAAAATGTAAGGTAATAATATTGAAATTTTTGTATTTAAAATCTACACTCTTTGCATATTTTACAATATTTTTGTCAATTATCAATTTTTCATCATCAGTTAAATTAACCATTGGTATAAAACTTTCATAATAAAAGTTTATAAAGTACAATTTTAAATAATTTAGAACATCAAAAAGTTTAAAGTAGTTGTGTTCAATTGATGAATTTTTTACTTCATCAATTTTTAAATCAAGATCCATTCTAAATTTATTAAAATTTAATTGTAAATCATTAAAAGATTTTACCACCAAACTTTCATTTTTTATTAAATTTACCATGTATAGATTAAAATAATTTTCAAAATAATCTATTACAGAATCATAAGTCACATTTTCTTTTTTAATCGAATCAAATGTTGATAACAATTCTTGCCTTTTTGCAATCAAATCAGCAGAAAAAAAACTATTATTTTCAGACAAAGCTAAAATTTCATATTGTAAAAAATTAATTTTTAGAAGGTTTTTTATAACAGAATCATCTAAAGAATCTATTTTATTTTTTATGTTTACTAAGGTATCTTTTAAAGATAATAATTTGTCTGTATATGAAAAATTTTCATTATCTATTTCGAGAAACAACTTATCAAATAGAATTTTATTCAACTCCCAAGTAATCTGTTCGTACTCATTTTTCTCAACAGAATTTAAAAATGAATATAATTTTCTATAGATAGGCCATGTTTCTGGAGTATTTTCAGGTACAGTAGAAGAAAGTTCTCCGTCAAAAGAAACTTTTTCTAATTCTTCAATTATTGAAATATATTCAGAATTATTTTTTACTAATTGATAGATATTTTCTGGTAGCCAAACTAACATTTTTTATCCTAAAAATTTATTTTTTATAGAAGAAATCATATTTTCTTTGTAATTGTTGAGTGTTCTACTTCTTTCGTTCCACCAGTTATTAGTAATTGATAGATCATTATCAATAATAACTTTATATTCTTTTTCTGTCCAATTTAATTTGTTTAATTTTCTTTCATAGTTTACTAACACTTTTTCAAAGATTTTTTCAACTTCATTTAAATTTTGCATTAAAATTAAAAAATTAGAAATATAATTAAAATTATGATGACGTAAAGATCTTATCATGTAATTTTTATTTTTTAATGTTTCTTCAACAATTTGTATCATAATTTCTACCACATCAACCGCTAGAATATTATCTCTATCTAAATGCCATTTAAAATTTAACCATAGCCATTCCATTAAATGCATGTTAAAAGAATTATATTTGAAATCTAAATTTGCAATTTTATCATCTAATTTTTTTAGAACATATTCAGCACTTTTTTGATCGTTTTCCGCCGAATTTAAATTTGCATGCCAGAATTGAATTGCAGTATATATTGTTTTATGGTTAATTATATCTTTAGTGTATGTATCATTATGTTTTGAAAATATAAAATCTTTAGTTTCTAAATCTAATTTTTGATAATTTTTAAATTCATCAATTAAATCTTTTTCTTTTTTATTTTTTAAATAAAAATTATTTTTTTCGTGTACATCCCAATAAAATTTTGTATACAATCTTGTATCAAAAACTTTATCTTTATTTTGATCGAACAATTTTAAAGATTCTTCAACATTTTCTATCCATTTTTCAGATTCATGATCAGCAGTATTTGCCATTTCCATATAGTACGCATACAATTTTACTTCTAAATCATCGTCTTTTTTGCACGAATCAATTACTTCTCTAATTTTTTCCCAATCTTTATTACTATCTTTTTCATCAAAATCTACACAGACTTTAAAACAATTCCATATTTTATTATTTTTTTCTGATAAATTTTTCTTTAAAAAATCATTCAAATCTTTATAATAATCATCATTATTGATTTCATTATTGTAATCAATTAAACACTTAGTTTTTGTATCAAAAAAATCATTTAAAGAATTGTAAATAGATTTAAATTTATCATTTTCTTTTATTTCATTGTATATTAATTCAGGTAAAAAAATGTGCATAATGTTCTCACTTAGTTATAAATTGCTTGTAAATCTATATGTTCATCATCATGATGACAATACGAATGATATTTCTGTAAATCTTTTGCTAGAATAAAAGTTAACTCAGTTATTTCTTTTTCTGTACGTTCATTTAAAAATCTGTCATAGGCCTTAAAAATTTCTTCCATCAAAATACATTGGCCCTCATTTGGTATATTGTAATCGTTATTTTCAGTATACCTAAAAACCATGCAACCGCCAGGACAAAAACCTTTATATTCACACTTCTGACATGTAGGATTGTTCCAATAACTATCTTCTAATTCTTGAAAGTGTTCATTATTGTCGAGAAACTTTCCTTCATGATAAAGCATTAAATCTGTTCTATGATGACTTATACTGCATGGACTAACTGTCCCATTACTATCAATAAAATATTCACCACCCAAACCACAACCAGAAGTGGCTGTGTTCTTTTTTTGTTTCCAATAACGATCTAAGTATTGTAAAACTAACATAGGTAAAAATACTACTTCATTAGTTAAATACTTAGAAAAAATATAGTTTAAATATTTATACCAACCTTCCTCTATTCTTCCTTCTGGATGAAAAGGAAACTTAGGCGTTTTCGTAAACGATAAACTATAAAATAATTTATAGTCCCTATAAGTATCGTGAAGCCATTTCAAATCACCAAATAAATCTGTTTCTTGCCCTGTAATAACTTTATTAAAGAAAATATTATTTTTATTTTCTTTCATCTTTTCTAAATCAATATCAAATTTTTTCTTAGCCACACCTAATAAATCAAATTGTTTTTTATTGATAAAGACTCTTTCTTTCATATCAACATCAAAACTTATAGCTATTTCTAATTTTGGATATTTTTTTTGTAACTTTAAAAGTCTATCTTGATTGACAGAAAAACTTGTTATGATTCCAAAATGAACATTTTTTATTTTCTCAACATGAGAATATTTGTCTAAGGTATTTTCTATGATGTCCATCTCTAAAGCAGGTTCACCTCCAAAAAAGGTGACAAGCTTTATATCAGTTTTTTTAGGTTCAATGAGAAGTTTTTCAATGACATAATCAACCTGCTCTTGTGTCATTGGAGGAGCCCTATTGTAATCCACATAACAATAAGTACATCTCAAAGGGCATTTATAGGTAAGATTTAAAAATATTTCAAATCTTTTATTTTGTCTACCTACTTTAGCGATACCATCAACAGATTTTTTAAAATTAGGTGACAAAGACATTTTTTTCTTTACTCAATGGCAAAATAGGTATAATCTTTTTCTCAGTAGTGTCTTTATAAAAATTATAAAAATCTAATCTTTTACCTAATTTCAATTGTTCTCTATCAAAAGTCTGGTGTTTTTTTGCTTCGTCATGGTGACCAGTATCATAATGAATAACCCAATTATTAAATAATACCAATCTCTGAATTACTTTTTCATAAACATTTTCATTCATGTTTAAAACCCAATTTTTTGTTTCATGAAACCAGGCTTCAGAAACACCACAGGTAAAACCACAAACTTTTCCCATCCAATCTTTACCATAATTTGCAACTCTTTCATATCGACAACCACCATCACATACAGATCTAACTCCACAAGTTTTGCAAATTTCAGCTTCACTTGGCTTTCGCATTTTATCCATCATATCATAATCTAAGTCTCTATCAGAAATATGACCCATGATAAAATCAACATCATCATTTTGTTGACTTAATATTGTACAAGGATATAGTGCGCCACTTGGTTTTAAAACCAAATAATTTCCAGCATCACACGAACTAACATGTCTTCCATTTAACGCACTAGTCATTTTTTTCATGTACTCTAATGGAAAATAAGGCTCTATACCATTATTAATATCATCTTCAATTATTTCAAGTGTTGTTTTAAATTGTTGCCTAAACTTTTCTGGAAAATCATCTTTGAAATGTTTTTGATGAGCAATAGTTATATCACCCGTCAAATGTGGATACTGAAGTTTTAAATATCTATAGGTCTCATAAATCTTAACGAGATTATCAACATTTTCGTCATTTATAACACTTCTTACTTGTAGAGGTATACCCATTTCTAAGGTACTTAATATGGTGGCCATAACTCTATCTTGTTTATTTTTACCATTTCTTAAAACTCGGTTGTCATTTTCGAAACCATCCCAAGATATTTGAATATCAAATTTTTCTTTATTAGGTAAATAAACTTCATCAACAAATTTATCGAAGTTTACTAATCCAGAAGTTATAACTTGAAACTGACACCTATGTTTCCATCTTTCAGTAACTCTTTTTATATGTTCAACTTCGAGTAAAGGTTCTCCACCAAAATAAATTATTCTAGGAGTATGATACTCAAAAGCATTTATTAAAGTATCAATATCTTCATCACTTACATTGTTTTTTGTTTTTCTATCTTTTATGTAACAGTATTCACAATCTAAAGGACAAGCCTCTGTCATCATAAGATAAACATGATTGATATTAGAACCTATTTTTGAAAACTTCTTTTTCATATGGTTTCTAAATTTAGAGTAAATTCTTTTTTCTTAGGAGTTTTTTTCATCCAAGTAACAACATTTTTATACGTTGGACTTAATCTATTTGAGTACTCATCATCTTCAACATAAGCTTCCTCAGTTAAAGGTATACCTACTATATCATTTAAATATGTTTCATACTTATCATCATAGTTTTTTTGTTCTAAATGATCTTCTTCCATCCAATAAAAAGCTTTATCAAATTCATCTATTTTAAGTTTAGGTTTTAAATCATAGTAAATTCTTTTTTCAATAGATAACATTTCGCATGTGTTACTAAATCTATTCGCCATTTTTCCTTTATGTACATAGTTACTTGCTGGACATTCAAAACAATGTGAATTGCCACAACTATCTAATTTGCAACCTGGCATTTCGAAGTATTGATCACTAAATTTTTGATATTTCGTTTTATCTATATTACCATTTTCCAAATCACCTAGTTTTAGAGCTCTATGGTCTCCAAAATAAATACAACCATAAATGTCACCTAATGGGTCAAAATGCACCGTTCTTCCTAATTTGTGACAAAGAGTTGTGGCTCTCATTAATTCTTTGTTATCTGTTGGCAAATTTTCTTTAGCATATAATAATTGCCAATTATAATAAACAAATCTTGTTGACAAATCTTCATATCGTTTTACAAATTCTTCACCTAATTTTGTAACTTGTTCATCATAAATTTTTAAAAATTCTTTGTCGCTATAATCGGCTTCATGTATATAATAAAAACCAAAATTTTTTACACCAGCATCTAAAGCAAAAACTAAACTATCGTGTAAATAAGGGATGGTAGTAGGTGTTATTGCATGTGTAATGTTTAATTGCTTTGCCCATGGACTTTGGCCAATTTCAGTAACAACATTTTTAAAGAAATCATCATTGAATTTTTCAAATTTACTTTTACGACTCTTTGACATGGTGTATAATCCATCCCAACTAATTGTTGTTCTTTTAGGATTTAAATCACCTTGTTTTATTAATTTAAATAATTGTTTTATATTTGTACCATTTGAAACAACAGCAAAAGTAAACTTTACATCTCTCTGTCTTTCAATCTTTCTGAACCATTTTACAGCTGTTTCATATTCTTCTTCTAAAAGGGAAATTTCTCCACCAGTTAAAGTTACTTCAACAACATCAGACAAATTTGTCTTTAGTAAAAAGTCATACATTTCTTTATATTTTTCAAAAGTAACATGATGTTTTTTATCATCAGTCATTTGATGACAATACTCACAAGCTAAATTACAATATGTGCTGAGTTTTAATGTTACTTTGGAAATTACATCAAACATATCAATGCACTCCACATTTTTGATTGTGGCATTGTGAAGTATTACATCCTTGACAACTTGTTTGGCATGCTGTCTGACATTGTATTTGGCAACTTCTTTGACATAAGTCAGCTCCATCATAATATGAATTGTATATGTCTAACTTAGTTTCTGTGATTATAATAGTATTAATTAAATTATTGATGTGTGAAGCTAAAATTTCTTGATCTCGACTTGCATACCCAGAAGCTGGATTAATAAATCCAGTTGTTGAATTTAAAAAAGATTGATTTACAGCTGCAACACCTTCATTGATAATTCGTCTTGCATTATCTAAATCTGTAGCTAAAATTTCTTGATTGTCTACAGGCTGTCTTACAGTAAGACCAAGAATAGTACCATCACTATAAGGTCTTCCAGCATCTGAAAATTTTCTAACTCTTATGGACGTACTATATGTTTGCGTTCTAGCACAACCAGTATCTCCAGCGTTTGGATTACTCCAAATGGCAGCTAATCCAACATATCTTCTTCGAATATTCCAAGCATCATTTTCAGTATTTGGATTATAATCATCGTTTTCGATGATCGTATTTTGTGATTGATGTACAGAGGTACCCATTAAACTGTTTCCTTTTGCATTGATTCTTTTTTAATTAATTCATCTCTAATTTGTGTTAGTTGTTCTCTAAATTTTGCTAATTTATTTTTTGATAAGTCAGAAAAACCAGGTAACAAATTATGTTCACAACTTAAAACTTTTTCATATAAATCAAGAACAACAAGAGGAAATTCTCGGGAGTATACATTATATTCTCTCACCCTATCAATCATTTCCATAATCTCTAAATTTAGTTTTATAGAATTTAATCTTTTATTTCTCAAATTTTTACTATTTAAAAGTTGATTCTGGTATTTTTTCGTGATTCGTTTTGACATTCTAACCCAATCACACCATTCATCTGGAGTTTTTAAATAATCTTTATTTAAATCATAGTTTTCACTTGGGCAAGAACCTCTACAAATATTATATGCCTCACATGTGTCGCATGTATATTCTGGATCGTCAGCTTTTTTCCATGAATGTGGCAAAACCTGACCTAAAATTCTATGTGGAAGTATTTCACCTTTTAAAATATTTCCCATGTAAAACAATTCTTGTTGATCTTTTCGTGTATGTATTTGGTGACATGGATACATTTCACCACTAGGACCTATACTCAGCCATTTATTACTTCCAAAACTACAAGGTGTACCTTTCATATCAAATTCGTCATGTATGCATTGAAACAAATAATCATCAATCATTTTCACACTAATGTTTCTTTTATTGTTTGGATCTTCGTATATTGAAATTGTCCATTCATACAATTTATCAAGTTCATTTTCTAATAATTTAACTTGATCTTTAGTCCAAACTTGATCGGTAACAGGAACAGGAGCAATGTTATCAACACCTAAAGAAAAAATGTTTTGAACTCCAGCTAAAAGATTATGAAATTCACCTGGCGGAACTGTCATCCGAGCTTCTATTAACCTTTTCATGCCATTGTCTATTAGTTTTTTGACATTTTTAGAAACAACATCATAAGAATTATCACGTAATCTATCATGAACTTCTTTGGTGCCGTCTATTGAAACTAACAAACCAATATCATTCTCATCAATGAACTCCATTTGTTCATCAGTCAACAAAGTTAAGTTTGTTGTTATGCCAACAGAAAGATCATAACCTTTTTCTTTAGCGTGTTCAATACATCTTTGAATAGTTTTCCATGCGATAAAAGGTTCACCACCAAAAAAAGATAATGGCATTGAACCAGTAGGATTATTTTTTCTAAAATTCTTATATGCAACATCAATAATGTCAACTACTTCATCGGGTTTTATTAACCTACTTTCATGTTCTTCAAAACAATAATCGCAATGTAAATTACATGCGCTCGTTACAGTAATTGTTAAAGCACTCAATTGAAAGTAATCATCAAAAACATGAGGATTTCCTTTCATAGATTTTTTTGCATAAAAATTTAAAGGCTGATTCATAATTTATTTTTTTCCTAGATTATAAAATAACTGCTTCGACTATACCTTCACCATCATCGTTCTTATCTATCAGAGATAATGCAAAGTAATTCATTTCATTAACACTTGCTACTCCTGCTATGTTACTTAATCCTAAAGGTTGACCTTTGATTACTTTGCCTATAACTTTTACAGGAACTCTACCTTTTAAAGCAACAATTGTTCCGTTTTCCAAATCAGCATTCATTAAGTGTGCAGGTCTCAATGATACTACACCTAGAGCTCTAAAGTTGGCAATTGTTGCTGCTGTTATTTCTTTTTCGCCGCCTATGGCCATTACGGTACCTTCATCGTATTCGCCGTCAGCTAGATACTTTTCTGCCAAGTCACCATAAAGAGCTCGTGTTGCTGTTCCACTTAAATTACCATAAAAAGTACTTGCTGTTATATTTGCTCCAGATGCATTTATATCAGCAAAAGATCTTATGCCTCCATAAAATTGTGCATAGGGATTTACACCGAAAGAACTTCCGGTCATTGAAAATGCTCCACTACTTTGTGCGAAACCAGTACAGTTTTGAATATTACCACCATTTAAACTGGAAGCGGTGCTCGCGGTCGTTGCACTTGTGGCAGATCCAGCTGTTGTTGCATAGTTAGCATTACCATTAACATTGATATTATATAATCCACTCAAGCGAGCAACTGGAACAGTACCACTTGTTAAATTTGAAGCATTTAAATTTGTTAGGTCTGCTGATCCTATTGTAGCATCAACATAAGCTTTTGTAGCAGCATGCATCGCACTTGATGGACTTGCACTCAGAGTCAAGAAACCAGTCATGGTTCCACCTGCTAAAGGTACATATGCGGCTAAAGATGAATTAATTGTTGTTTGACCTGCAACGTCTTGATAATTTGTACCATCATTTGTAAATCTCCACCTATCGGAAGTTTCATCCCATAAAAAGAATACATTAGGTGAAGCGCCTCGATCTATTTCTAATCCAGCATTTTCAATTGGTGATGCAGTTTGTAATATGTCAGAATTAAGTGTTATAATTCCATCTGCAATTTTCATATCATTTGCAAAAATTGAAGCTCCAGTAGCATTCAATGTTCCATTAACTGTTAAATCACCTGTTATAGTACCTCCAGTAGATGTAATTCCTGTATTTGCTCGAGCAAACGCTGCATTAGCATGAGTATAAGCATGAAAAGCAAAGTTGTTTATTGTGTTTGAAAAATTATATGCGGCATTTGCATGAACGTTAGCTAAAGCGGCTCTAGTATTAGCTGCTACAGCTTTTTGGTCAGCAATTTCAGCATTTGTTAAAGCGGTATTTGCAGTAAAATATGCTGAGTTGGCATGAGTACCTGTTGTTCCAGCAAAAGCTGAGTTTGCAATATCGTGTGCTGAATTAGCATGTCTATAAGCAAATTGACCACCAGCTGCAAAAGCATTGTTAGCCGCATCAAAGGCAGCTTGAGCAGATACATTAGCCGTATTTGCATGTGCATAAGATGAATTTGCATGTCTGTAGGCCGCATTTGCATGTGTACCACTTACTCCACTAAAAGCAGAATTTGCCACATCATGTGCTGAATTTGCATGAGCATATCCAGTATTGGCATAAACACCTGTTGTATTTTGACTTACAAATGCAGAATTGGCATGTCTATAAGCTGCATTAGCATAGCCACCGGCTACAACACCACCAGCTTGATATGCAAATTTAACAGCACTCGCAGAAGCTACAAGTGTTGTACTATCAGAATCAACACCTGTATAAATGTCTGCGCCATCTAAAATCTTATAAGTTGTTGTCCAAGTATTACCTGTTGAAACTTCCCATCGATCATTGGTTTCGTTCCAAACAATCTGTGCATTATTTCCGTAAATTCTATTATTAACAATCAACGCATCTTTATTGTCAGGTGTATTTGCATTGAAAATAAATCTATCTGTTTCAAAATTAATATTACCTGTTTGAGTAAATACTCCAGCAACAGTTAAGTTTCCTTCAACAACGACAGTCTGTAAAGAGGTTATACCTGAATCTACAACAAGAGCATCATTTGCTGATCCAGAATTGAATCTTAATGTTGATCCATTGGTAAAGTTTACATTACCAGAAACATTAGCATTTATAATATTTGCAGAAACAACATTTGAACTTAACAATGTAGAATTATTAAGTGTTGCACTATTTGAAATTAAAGTAACTATATTACCATTAATGATAGTACCATTTGTAATTGTACCATTTGTAATTTGACCAGTCGTAATTGCAGCCGAAGAAATAACGGCATTTGCAATTGCAGCGTTAGTTACTGTTATATTAACTAAAGTAGATGTATTTAAAGTAGCATTGTTTGATATAAGTGTTACTACATTACCATTGATAATCGTACCATTTGTTGCGTTTAAGTTACCAATAGTTGCGGTATTAATTGTTGCAACATTTGATATAAGTGTTACTACATTACCTGTGCTGTTTGCAACAAAATCTCTGATCGTTCCAGTATTAGCATATAAAGTGTTCGATGTTAGATAATAAATATTACCTGTTGTTACACGCAAAATACCAATTACAGCAGAAGCAATATCAGAAAGGTTGTCAATTTGTCAATTTTAGCTTCAAGAGCATAGATCAATTCAACGTTTGCTTGATCTAGTGTTGCAGTAGTTAGATATGCATTATTAACATATACAGTTCCAGTATTTGCTTCCAATACTTTACCTGTTCCTGATAGTGTAACAATACCAGCAACGTTAGCGGTGCCACCAACATATACAGAATTATTGACAACTGCATTGTTCGCATACACGTTGCCTCTAACATTGCTATTGCCACCAACATAAACACTATTTGAAACGTTAACTGCTTCTCCGGGTCCAGCAATCAAAACAGAGTTACCTATAGAGACATTACCAACACCAGATCCTACCGCACCAACAGAAACGTTGTTTGTTACTGCTAAATTTCTACCAATAAAAGCACTATTTGAAACTTGAAGTGCGGTACCATTTGCACTTATTAAAAGTACAGAGTTATTAGCTAATTCTAAAGTACCATTTGATTTTGTATAATTGTTGGCTTTTAAATTATTTAATTCAATAGCCGACAAATTCGTTTGAATTCGCCATTCATCAATGGTATTCGTTCTTGTTATAATAGGAATAGTCATTTGGTACTTTAATCTCTCTTAATTAACTGTTGTAACATACTTTTTATTTCACTAATATCTTTATTTAAAGAATCTACTTGAGTTTTTAAATTATTTATTTCATCATTTTTTGAGTTTAATTTTGATTTCAATCGTAACCGAGCTTCGTTTTCCATCAAAACTCCAGGATTTACCGTTAAAAGAGCACCACTTGTGGTATCTTTAACAAAATTTGTCCCTTTTACTGGTATTTTCATACTAACCTGCCGGCAAAGCAATTACACGAAAATCTTTTACTTTTGGAACAATTGATGGATCACTCGATGTTAAAACAATTTTAATAGCAAATGTTTTAAATGAATCAAATGTACCACCATTTGTTGAAGTATAAGTTACTGCGTCAGAGGTTAAAGATGGGCGATATTCAAATTCTCTGAAATCATTATCAGTTAAAGATGCGGTTGTGGACGGATTAAAACATTCCATCTTTTGATATGGCCGGTCTTTAAATTGTGTAGAATCAGATCCAGAAAGTATTTTATAATAAACATGAATATCAGAAACACCTCTTCGATTTGCTGATAAAAATACTCGCAAATCACCAGCATCAAATCCATCAGCCAAAGTAATTGGTTTAGTAATATACCTTGCTAAGGATGGGCCACCACTACTGTCATATTCAGAATTAAGAACAATTTCAGCATTAGAAGTAATTGCTCCTGAACCTGTTCCTGGTATTGATATAGAAAAATCATCATAATAACCAGAACCAGAAGAAGCAACATTTAATCCAATAACATTACCTTGAGCACCGTTTGTTACTAAGTAAACAAGAGCTCCTGTTCCTGTGTTTGAAGTAATTGTTACAACATTACTATTTGAATATCCCCCACCTGTAGCGATGATATTAAAATCATCAACGGTAATTTCAGCATTATCAACAAAGTTTTCCCAAGCGTTTAGAAAAATACTTTCAAGTGAAACAAGTGGAGAAACGGCATTGTCTGTTGTTGAAATAGTTAAAGACACCGAAAAATCTCCTTGATTTTCTATATCTTTTCTTCTGTTACCTACAGTATAGAAATCATCATCTGCCATAGAATAAGTAACAAAAGGAATTAAATCTCGATAGGTATTTTCTTTTGCACCACCAGCAATTTTTGATTTAAATTTATAATCAATTGTAAATGGTGTATCGGATTGTGTTTCTAACTGTTTTGTTATTACTCTAAATTTATCGATGTTATATTTTGCACTCTGTCTTTCATTTTCCAAAATGAATGTTGCTGGTGAAGTTGAGAATATGCAACGATCCATATCAAACATTAAATCTTCATTTAAGTAAGGTACATATTCCATTGCATTTTGAGATTTATACAATGTACCAACATAAGGATTTACAGAAACATATTGATTACCTGTTGTTGTTGCTCCCTTTTCTGCGACCCAAAGTGAATAAGATGGACTATCTGTTAGTACTACAAGAGCATATAAACCTGGCTTCAAGAAAACTGGAGAACCAAAAGTAAATTTAGTATAACTTGAAGATGAATTAAAAGTTGGACTTGTGGTCGTATTTACTTCAAACGGGTATTTTGTCACAATAGATTCTGGGTAAATAAAATCAGAAGATGGTAAACCATTAACTGTAGGTCTTATTTGTACGCTTACAGGAATATTATCTTCATCTTTATCTGCAAAGAATAATTTAACATTTTCAATAAACAATCCATTTGGATAAACTTCTGGATCAATAAAGAAAGTTTGAGCCATTGGATCAACACGCCAGGTCGAAGTAATTTCTTCTCTGACGGATGTAGACTGTAACAATGGTGAAGATGCATTTCCAACAAATTTAACTCCCACATCAACGTTGTAAACAGTATTTAATAGATTTGTTTTGTTTACTTTTATACCAGAAGAAACATAAGATTTTTCAGCAAAAGAAATTGCATCTTCATCATAAGTATTATTAAACGATTCTGTTAATCGCAAAACTCTTTCACCGTTTCTAAATGTGGCTGCAGGTGGATAAAATACTCCTGAAACTTCACCTAACTTATTTGCTCTATTAGCACCAATGCTATAAACCCAATTAGATGCTTGTTCTGTGGATGATGTTGTTTCTTGGATTGTTGCAACTTTTGTAGATGTGTTATATGCAATAACATTATACACAGCACCATAACCTTCAGAACTTCCTGATCTATGAATAAGTGAAATAGTATTGCCAGCAATATTTACGGAAGGTGCATCAGAGGCTAATGTTATTGTGCTAGATGTAACAGATCTTGTTAATCCAGATTTATGATCTAACACAGAATCAATAGCATATATTGATTTACTATCAACACCCCAAATAACTTTACCGCCAGTCAATGCTAAACCCGTTTCATTCACAACACTTACATTTGAAGATCCTCTTTCACTATTTGTAACAATAACCATTCTATACGATGTTCCACCATTTTGATACGATGATACAAAATTATTTAATTCTGTACCATTATTAGCAATAATAGCTAACTCACCTGAAATGAATATGGAATTAGAATTGACTCCTGAAGTAACTCGAATTTTCGTTGGATTAACAACATATTGATCTACAGCAACACCATCAAAAAATGCATAATATCGTGCACCAGGTTTTAAAGAGGTTGCAGAAAAAGTAATGTCTCTCGGTTTAAGGTATGGTTGAATTGACAAATCAGTAACAAAAGTACCTACATCAACTTCAGAACTAGATGAACTGAATTGTTTCATATTCAATTCAGCACCTTTTGAAATGTAAACTCTATCAGTAGTTGTTTGTAAGTTTCCTCTTAAATTACCACCTAAATCTACAGTTGTATCATTAACAGTCGTAGTTGTTTCAAACCATTTGCTGTCAACAACTTTAGCAAAAGGATTATCTTTATCATTTACCCATGTTGGATTTTGGTCTGAAATGAATTTGAATGCTTCGTTAATGAAGTTAAATGCATTGTCTAAACCTTGTGTTGAATTTAATGTTACTCTAGCTGTTCTTCCTGTGTCTACATCACCAGTATATTCTGGGAATATTTTCATCGTACCTTTAAAGTTGGCAAACAAAGCATTTGCAACAGGTACAAATTTAGTAGCATATGGTTGTGAAGCAAAAGAACTTGATGTATAGCTTAACATTAAAGATTTTTGATCATTTACACCAACAGCTGCATAAGAACCTGATGAATTGGCTGATGACCATTTCATTTTAAATGTTCTCATTAATGAAGCTGGTTTTAACTCACCATTTTCAATAAGGTTTCGATTATCAAATCCAACATCACCATATGTTGATTGAACATCACGGTTAGTAAAGTTATCAACTAAAATACCGTACTTGGATCTTTCTAATCCATCAGCATCTAATATTTTTGAATCAGCAGCATTTTTTTCTAAAGAAGTTAGTGCAACATAATATTCTAGACCTTTGATTCTTTTCTCGAAAGAACCAATATCATTCATTGTAAATCTTTTATTATTTTTAAATTCTGCTTTTATTTCTTTAACTGTTTCCGTATATGGCGGAATACTTAAAGTATAAATCAGCATATCGTTAGGATCTACTGGCGGCGGAATTGGAGATACCGCAGATTTGCCTGATAAAACAGAAAATTCTTTTGAAGGCTTAACAACAAGTCTATCAATTCTACTAAGGTAATATTCAAAAGAAAGTTCTGCTGTTCTATCTGGATCAGGATTAGCTGCACCAAAATAAGTATTTGAGGCGATTGCTCGTGTAGGTCTAAAATCTAAACAGGATCTTAAAGAAATTAATTTGCCATCTTCATTACTTAAAAACTTAGACATTTCATTATATGTAAAATTAGATCCGGTTTTTAAATAAGAATCAACAGTAAATAAACCTTCATTTTGAGGAGAAGGTGCTGCTTGATGTTTTAAATATTTGTATTGTATTAACAGAGAAGATCCAGTTGGTGAACTATACCCTCTTTTTAATTTAATTGTTGCGTGATCATAATGTGTTTTTCTTTGACCATTATCAAACTCATAATTACTTGTAACATCATGATCATCATTAGTTAACATTGCAGTTGTTACATTTGATGTTGTAGATTTTGAATCAGTAATTCTAACAATTTCGTAAATATCAGGTACTTGTAAACTTACAGCAACACCAGGAGTTTTAAGTTGAGCAATTGTATTTGCACCGTTAATAAATGTTGCACCCACATCTTCAAATACTAAACCATCTGTAATATTTGTTACTGTTCCTGTATTTGCAGAAGTTAATGAATCACCAGCTGTATCTAAATTGTAAGGTACTTTTGCGTGTGAAGTATTTGAAAGTGGTAACAGTTGTTTTCCACGAATTGCACCTGTAGTACCGTTTTCTGCATTGTTTACTTTAGTCGTGATGATAAAATCAGCTCGAACACCAGCAGTATCAAAATCAACTGTAATAGAGGTGTTACTTACAGCCGTTACTGTAAATAAATTATTAGCTAGACTTACAACAGTATTTGGTGAAATGCCTGAAGTAGAATTTGATGTTGAATTATATCTAATAAAACAAATAATGTTATTTAATATTTGATTGTCTGACAATGTACCAGGCGAACCAGCAAAATCAAATGTATCCGTACCTGTTGTTGAAATTGTCATTTGTCCTGTACCATCTGATAAATTATCAGCATACAGTTTACGAGCATAAAAGTCAAAGTTAGAAATACTACTTGCTTTTATAGATTCAAAAGGAGTATCAAATACTAAACTTGTTCGAGTTGGTTCATTGATAAATGAAAATCCTGTTGTTGGATCTTTTGAATCATTTCCAACATTTGCACCAAAAATTTTTGACGAACCAGATTTTTGTGAAATTGATTTTGCAACTTTAAAATCTGATTCAATAGAATATGTGTTTGATGCAGGAATAAAAGGTAAAGCTTGCGACAAAGTAACTGTTTGTGCTACACTATTTGATTCAACAATTAAAATTGGTGCTAAAAATTGTCCAGCACCATCAGTAATTCTAAAATACATATTTGCATAACAATTTGCTTGTGATCCAGTTGAAGTAGACGAATCTAATTCAATAATAGTGTTAGTAGAACCAACAGAAAGAACTGTTCCAGTAATTGATTTTGAAGATACATCAAAAACATTTACTGTAAATGTATGAGTGTCACCAAGAACGGATGAAGAAGCATCATTGTACTTCATCATATTTGCTCTTAGAGTTCCAATTTTTGTAGAATTATAAGCAACAGTAGAACTAAAATCAATGGTTGTATGTGATGTACAATGAATATCTAACTCTGGAAAAGAAGAAATATCTAATGTTCCAAATGTATTAGCAACAACAACATAACTAGAATAATTTGTAGGTAAATCATAATCTGAAACATTAGATGTTTGGCGTGCTCTTGATATTTGCAATTTTGTTGGTGCGATTGTTTGAACCTCATAACCACCAACATATGCTTTACCTGGATCTAATACTGCCGTAAATGAATTAGAATCTAAAGTATTGTTTGCATCATACGCTTCTTCTTCTAAAGAAAGAACAAAAGGATCTACAGTATAATTACCAGATTCTTCAAATGTCCTTCTCGCAAGAGTCTTTTCAATTTCACTATAAACTGGATAATCAATCTCTTTTGTTTTTACACCATTGACAAGACGAATAACTTCAAAAAATGAAGATTCATCTGCCGAATCTAAAGTTCTTTTTGAAAGGCGAGTAGCAATTTCATAACGTGTTGCACCAGGTGCTTGATAATTTGAAGCACCTTGAGCTGGATCTAATAATGAAGTGTCATCAATTTCATCTATAATATTTTCTTCAAATTCTATACCAACTTTATAAGTTGGTTTTTTATTAATTGTTGTTGCGTTATAACCTACTTTATAAAAAAGTTCAAGCACTAAAAATTGAGGTACAATTTTAACAAAATTACCTTTGAAATAATATACACCATCTTGTATGCTTGCAACATAAGAACGACCTACAGCACTTGTATCTTTTGCTTGAGCGAAAATATTTTGACCAAATATCTTAATTTCATCACTTTCATTAAAATAATCTGCACTTAAATATTTTAAAATAAGAATAGGGTTTGTTGTACTATCATCAACTGCAATAACTTTAGCTCTTACTGATTTAGAAGAATTGTAACTTATAACAGTTTTATTCAAAAATAAAGATACATCAATATCTTCATTATCATATTGACTGTTAAGAATTAAATAAAATGCCCGATCATCTAAAGAAACTTTACCGCCAGTAATTGGACTTCCATTTTTAAAAATATGATTACCAAATTTTTCAATTTGATTTTGAAGTATTGTTTGTAATTGAGTTAGTTCTCTTGCCTGAACAGAATATCCAGGCCTAAAAAGAACACGCATGTAGTTCTTATCTTCATCAAAATCGTCAAAATATGGGTCGTAATTAAAAAAAGTTGTCATTTATTCCTCTAAAACTTTAATATAAATCTTATTCTGTCTAATTGATCTTCATCTCTTGTAACAGGTGTTTGATTTGAAACATACAAAATTTTACCTGTATATAATTCTAATGTTGGATCTGTTTTATTTATAGCTACTCGGATAGCACCACTTGTCTGACCTTTAATTGGTTGATTTGTAGATAGTGATCCTCTTATGTTGTTCACATATAACAAATTTTGTGCTTCATCAAAAGAAATAACATCAGCACTAAACGTTGAAGTAGCTAAAGTAACTCCTTGAAAAACTATTTCATCATTATTATAATCACCTACACCTGGAGAAACTTTAATTTTTGTGTACATTGCATATAAAGAATCATTTGCAAGTTCTGTAGTTCCAAACTCATAAGGATTTTTTAACAGAGTAACTTCTCTATACTCATTATCTGTTGGAAAAACACCATTTTCAGAACCATCAAAATCAACATTGAACATTATTGTGTTTGCATATAATTCATCAATTGGATCAAATCCGTGACCATTTTGTGGTGATAATACTATCTCAGCAGCTGCGCCTGTACCTATTCCACCAGCAACATCAGAAAAACTTAAATTAGCTTTTGTGTAATCGCTGCCTCGATTTTGAACAACCACATCAATTACTTTTCCGTTTGCCACATTGGCTTTTAAGATAGCTTCTGTTCCATCACCACTTATTGTAATAATATCTTGTACTGTACCATCCACATAATTATTACCTTGATTGGTAATCCTCACTATGTCAATACTTCTATTTACAGCCGCAGCTCTCACAAATCTGTTGAAAGTTACAGGCATAAAATCTTGAGTTAAAAATTTTTGTTTCTGTTGCGAAGTCAAGGTGAAAAGATATTTCCATTTGTAACCATCAGGTGTTTTAAAGAATGGTTCCTCTAAAGATGTTGATGACAATGAAAGTTGTGGTTCAGTATTGGAGTTTGTACCACCATTGTTCCAAAGGCATTTAAAAACTTGATCTTTTGAGTTTAAAACATAAAATGGAGTTCCAGCTGGACATATTCCGCAAGAAGCAAATGTGTACAAGGTATTTGCGGTCCAATTTACTCTAGGTACCACAAATGATGCATTTTCTTGGCTGACCCTTTTTGCAACCATAGCTCTATCATAATAAGAATTCAGATCCCGAATCGATTGAGCTGGTGTTGGAGCGACCTCCGTACCAGCGTTCCAAGGTGTTTCTTTACCTAAAGTAACAAAAAGATATGATCTTCTGCTTAAAGGTAGATATGAATTAGCACTTACATCAAGTAAATTGTATATACTTTCTGCTAAAAGTGTTGAAAATTGATAGGTAAGTAAGGAAGCCATGAGTCTATTTATTCGATTTTTTGAAGAATTGTAGTAACTAAATTAGAAGTAACTTCGAATGTTCCAGAAACAATAATGGTATTTGCATGATTGTTTGACCAGTTGCAGTAACATTTATAGTGTTACCAAAAACCAATGATGTTGTGTTGGAAATAGATGATACTAATCCAGTATTGCCTGTACTAATATAAATTGTATCTCCGTCTTGAAGATCATTAATAAATGTAGTATTATTACCAGTAACCACATTTGATGAAGATGTTACATTGACTGTACCATTTGTAGACTTATAAAGATTCGTCAAAATTACCATATCACCAACATTTACAACATTTGCTAGATCTGGTGTAGAACCTGTTGCAACCATATTATTTGATCCAGAAACTACATTAAATGTGTTGGCCATCGTTTTTCTGGTTAAATGAATTGTAGTAATCTCAGCGTCTGTAACATCTTCTGTGTTTGAATTTATCCGAGTAACTAAAGTTTTTGTACCTAAAGGATGAGCGATTTCATTAAGAGATTTTTTGAACTTACTGTAGTCGTTCTCTGTTTTTATTAAGTATGAATAATTATGGTATTTTTCATCATCTTGAAGTTTTTTATCAGAACTTGGTTGCCCATCTGTATTTAAATAAATTCCTGGATAACGAATAAGTCCATTTTCAAATTTTGCAGTTGCTCGAGCTTTTCCATCACCATAATAAACAACCGATGAAACATTAGCAGTTACAGCTGGAGTAGTATTTGATGTGATTGGTAAAGCAATATTTAAAGAACCACGGTAATTAAAGATTCTTAATAATCCACTTGAGGGTTCATACTTCTCAACTCGAGCATTAAAAGTAGTATTACTACTCGACTCACCTTGGTAAATAACTGTATTCGAAACGAAAAGCTGGCCTTCTGTTACATTTGATACAACGAGATCAGCGTTTCTTAACGAAATTGTTGGTGCCTCTACATAATCGTAACCGTAACTTATAATGCGTAGTTTTGTTATTGAACCAATTCGAGTTGTAAATAAATTAAGATCGACACCATCACCTAATATTTCTGTTACAACTAATTCAGAATTTGCACCTGTTGTACTATTTACGGTAATTACAGGTAAAGAATCTTGTGTGTATCCTTCACCACCTTTTATAAGTGTGCCATTGTCATTGAACACAACAGTTTTTACACCATTATTTGCCAAATGTACCTCAGAAATTTGTGCATTAGCTCCATATCCTGAACCGCCAGTAAAAATTAAATAATCACCAACATTATAATTTTCCCCGCCATTTCGAATTTCAATTCTACCTAAAGCACCAACATCATTTATTGGTCGCCTTAAAAGTTTATAAACACTCAATCCAACAATATCATTTTCAAAATTTGAACCTTCAAGTGTAATAGAATTTGTTGAAACGCTTTCAATTGTTCTTATTTCTTCAAATCGACCATTTAAAAATAATCTAATTAAATCACCTTTTTCAAATGATAGTGTCAAATCTTGGTCGAAATCACTTAAAACTCTTGTATCTCTAATAGCCACAGTTGAATCGATGACTAAAAGATCATCAGTATCTTCTAAGTAAAAACTATAGAAAAAAGAATCAGGTAATGATTTATAACCACCTCCAGAACCATCTGTAGAAACAAATGAAATTGGAAAAACATTTAATGTTTGTGTAGTAGTAACAAAATTAATTTGGCAATTTTCAATATTACTTGTATTTGCAGCACCATCTAATGTCAAAGAGTATATTGTTTCGATAGCAACATTACTTACATTTACCAATCGATGTGTACCTTCATCAAGAAGTTGTATTGTTGCTCGTGATTCTTGACCTAAAATTGTATCTTCAAACCCTCCAACAAAATCAATTAGTGATGAATTTTCTATTGAAGGATCTCTAAAACCAAACCCACCATTAATTACTTGAACTTGGATGATAGAACCTTTAGTAACTTCACCAACAGTTGCTATAGCTCCAATGGGTGTTAAACCAGAAGGTGGTGTTGGATTTAATCCACCAACTATACTAACAGGGTCACCTTGATAACCAGTATTGGTATCAAATGCATTGTAAAACAATCCTCTAAATTCTGGATTAATTTTTATTTCTGAAAGAGAACCAATTAAACGGCCTGTAACATCAATTTTATTATTATCGTCATCATAATAACTTGCTTCGACCGTTTCACCCGTTTGAAATAATTTATTAATATTTGAAATAAACAATTCAATATACTCAATACCTAATTGTCTATCAATTGATCGTGTTACACTTTCAACAATCGCAGTAGCTTTTGATAAAGATCCAGTAATTTTTGTGCCAACAATATTAAAAATATTATTGTCATCTGTATCAATTCGCAAAGCTAAAGGAAGAACCCATTTACCATCAGAGGTTTTTAAAATTTCTTCTTTCGGATAATAAATTTCTATATCTTCATTATAAAGAATTTTAAATAAAAATTTGACAGAACTTGGTGTACCTTTTGAACGGTAATATTGATTGACAAACTTTAATAACTTTGTTTTGTCTAAAAGTATTTCTTCTGGAAAATATGGTGTTAATTCTGATTTTATAATGTTTAAATAAAAATCAGATGCAAGATCTAAATCTTTTGAGTTAGAAAAAGATTGAATGGCCGATAAAACTTGATCATTGGTTTGCAGCCATTGATAATACTTCTCCAAAAATGTAACAAATTTTGGATAATCTTCCCTTACAAATTCAGGAAGTTGTTGTTCAACTAACGTAGAAGTAAGTAATTGTTCCATTATACTTTATAAACTTCTACGACAACGCTAGTTGGATCTTCTATATCAAAAGCCAACATTTTGTCTCTTATTGAAGAAATGACTGAAATTTTAGGTCTTATGTTCACAGAAATTTCACCAAAAGCATTTGCAACAGCTAAAGGATTAAATTCATTAATATAAATTTTACCTAAAACATAATCAATCGACCCCATTACACCATTATTTTTTCCAAAATTTAAAATTACTTTTGTGTTTTCATTTGTAACTTCATCTGGTTTATAATAAATTATTCTTAGTTGACCAAATCTACCTTCTAAAACAGCAGAAGCAGCGGATAATCTTCCACCACCGCCTGTAATTCTAACAGTAGCTGTGGTATAACCAACTCCAGGGTTTGTTACAATTATTTTTGACAGTTTACCATTTACAATTGTTGCAGAAGCTGTTGCACCTTGGCCATCACCAACTATTTCTATTGTTGGTGTAGTAGAAAAATCAATACCTGGATTTGTTACAGTTATAGATTCGACACCAGTAAAAGATGAAGGAACTTCTTCAAAAAAACATTGCCTACGAATACCATCTTCATCTAACATTGTAAATTCTGGATTTGAATATAAGTTATCAACAGTTGTACCTTTGTCGAGTGCAACACCAAAGTCTAAAACATAACTATTTGTGTTTGTTAAATCAGGTCTAAATTTTTTAGTTAAAAACAAATCAATTTCGTTTGATATAATAGATTTATCTAAATTATCAATTTCTGTTTTTAATAAAGAAGATTTAAAAATTGAATTAAATGTGTTTAAATTTTCTTCACAAAAATTTGTAATTTGTGTTTCAACACTTGTTTTTAAATTATTTAAATTACTAATTGTTTTTGTAGGGTCATAATAAACTTTTGATATAATTTTTAAGAAATTATAATCTACATCAACTATTTCAGGTGTAACCGTTAAAATACTAATTGGTTTTATAATTTCTTCTTTTACAAATTCTTTTTGTGATTCTGTTATTTCAAAACCTAACCGAGGTTTTGCGGCAATAAAAACTTTACCATAAACTGGTGGATCATTTTCTTCGCCGCCCCAAACAGTAACAGCTTCAAATTGTGGATATTTTTGTTGAATTAATTTAATATAATCGTTTTTTGTTACTGCTCGATTTTGTGAAGTAAATTGTAAAGGAGCTGCAAATTTTATTTGATCGACAGTTTCTTTTTCAGATCCACCAGATGCAGCCAAAACAGAAGAAACGGTAAAGTTATTAAACCCACCAATTGTATTTGTTGCTATAAAATTATTTGCTTTGTTTGATGCACTACCATTAGTTGTTAAATAGTTTACTGTAACAACTCCACCATCTGGTATTTTTTTACCTAAAATATCATCACCAAAATAAATTTCATATTTGCCATTTTGACCTTCTTGTAAATAATAAACAGTTGATGTGGAACTTACATCAAGAATATCTGTATTTAAATTATAAACAACAGATGTTAGATTTGACGATGAAGATCTTACGGAAACTTTTAAGGTAGATGTATCAATATTATCATCAGGTATTACAAATAATTGTTTTGGATTGGTTGAATTGCTTTGTGTAAAATTGTAATTAACTAAGGTGCCTTCATAAATTGAAACATTTGAGAAAACAAAGTTATTACCTGTTTTAGAAACAGTTGTATCTTCTAATGTAATATAGTTATAAGATTTGCTGTCAACTAAATTTGATAGAAAAATATATCCTTTTGGTAGAGTTAAAGATCCTGGTGTAGACGATAAAGAATTCTAAAAAAGATTCATTTGCTAGCATGTTCATATAGTAAGCATTGTAATGAGTATTATATGCAAGAATATCCAACAGTACTGACAGACCAGCACCTTCAAAATCGTAGTCTGAAAATTCCGATTGTTGTTTTAAAAATGTTTTTAAATTAGTTTTGATCGTATCAAAATCTAAATCAGTTACGTTTAAGCGGTCAGCCATTATCTTACTCTTTGTAGGAAGAATTGAATTGTTACGGGGTTAGTTAAATTTACAATAAAGAATTCCAATTGTATTGAATAACCATTGTTTTCATAATCTGGTATAGCAGAAACTTTTGAAACACTTACTCTAGGTTCAAAATTTTCTATTGATTGTAATATTTCTCTTTCTAAACTAATTGCAGTTATAGAATCTAAATTTTCAAAAAGCATAGAACGAATATTTGAACCAAAATCAGGGTCAAAAGGTCGTTCATAATGATTGGTCAAAATTATATTTTTTAACGAATTTATAACTGCCTGTTCGTCTACATGTTTGTTTATATCTTTACGAATAGGATGTATGTTAAAAGACAAGTCTAAGTCTTTATATTGTCGAGTTGTCTTTGTGGTTACTGTAGCCATCTGTTATTTATCTGGTATTTTATAAGTTATTTTTGAGGAAATCAGTACCAATATAGTTTTTTATCAAGTAACTTTCTGTGTTTCCAACAGAATTAAACCGTGAAACAAAGTAATAATCATCTAAAATTTGTTTCTGTTTTTTAAAAAAGTCCCAATCAGAAGTTCTTCTAGTATACATTAGAGTATTTACTGTCTCCAAATGATTGCGGATGGTGATCATTGCAGAGTTAGATATATTACTTGTTGAGCCGTTGTATGAATTTGTTAAAAGAATATAGTCATTACTTACAATACTATTATTTGAAGTGAGTTCAGTATTGATAAAAAGACTTGTAAAACAACCTAATATTGGACTTGTATTTTGTACAGATTCCGTTTGATAAAGTAGTCTAACTAGTTCTTGACCTTGAGACATTGCAATATCATAATTTGGTATATTAGCAGTATCTACCACCGCCTCTGTATTGCTGGTTGAAACTGTCAACCTCGACATATTATCAGTATGTGATTTAAAATCTAATATTTGTATCAATAAATTATTTGCAGTATTTGCTAAATTTTGAGCTTCTGCAAAATTTGACGGAAAAGTAACTAATGTATTATTCAAACAAAAATTTTTAATTAAAGTCGTATTCGCAGATATACCGTTTGAGATGGTCGCTACTGGATTTTTAAAGTAATTTGAAATCGATATAGTGCCATTAGCAATTTCTTGTTTTTGCCAATTTTGAACATCTGAGGGGAAAGTGTTTAAAGTATTTGATGCATTTTGACTGACATAAAATCCGCTACCAAACTTCGAGGTATCGTAACTAAAATTTAAACGACCAAAAATAGTATTTGCCATATTTTATTGTTTTTGAAACGGTGTGCCAGTAGGACCTTTAGGTGCTGGGTGATTATGAATGTTGTAAATGTTTCGAATAATTTGCATCGATCCAATAGAATCTCTTACATAAGCTGCACCAACAATTCCTGGTGCTTCAACTTTAACAGTAGCAGTTATAAGACCAGGTGGTACTGTAGATTCTGATGTAAAACCAGAATTAATTCCACCAAGTGTTTGTATTCCAAGATACGAAAATAATTGTTTTCCAGCAAGTATGTTGTCACCAGCGTATATACTATTTACTGCATTTAATAAACCATTTACAGTAACATCCCCGTTTAAATTAATTCCATCTGGCGCATTGATTGTTACAGTACCTAATTCTCCGCCAGCCGATAAATCTAAATCTCCTCCAGCAAAGATAGAAGCATCACCTTTTACTTTTGTTGTTGAATCACCTTCTACTAAAGAATAAACATCACCATCAACTTTCATGTCTGCATCACCCATTACATGAAGAACGGAATCTCCTTCAATCGTAATATTGCATACACCTTTTATCAGAACATGATTATTTTTTGCAATAATTTGATAACCATCACCAACAATTTTATCAACTCTTGTACCATCAGGTTGCATTTCAGTAAATGTACCTGTTCGATGAGCAAGGCGAATTGTTTCAAAATCTTTAGTATCGTCTAAAGCAAATAAATGACCAGACTCCGTTTCTGTTACATGAGCATACGGATATTCACCTTTAAAGGTTGATTCTGGTTCCGTCCAATCATCACTTGATGGTTTAATTACAGTCATTATATTCTTCCAAAAGATCGAACATTATATGTTAAAGCGGTTGCTTGTGCAACAGCTTGAGTTGTTGCGCCTACTGCTGTTTCTACCAATTGTGCCGTTGATTGTACATCATTTACTAGACTTTTTATTTCTGAGAAGGTACTTACAGCACCTGATTCAGCATTTGGATTATCAAAAGAAAGTGCTTCAAACAATGCATCTGTAAATTCTTGAACACACTTTGCTAATAATTGTGCTAGTTTAGCTGGCAAACTTGCAACATACGCTAAAATTTCATTACAATATTTAATAAAATCTGTTACAGCTTTAGCAACATCTGTAATAAAATCAGCTGCCTTTTTAATCATCTTTAAAACTTCTTTTATTTGCCGAATAGCAGCCTGAACAGCAGTACTCATTGGACCACTAATTCCAGAAAAAAATGATTTGATTAATTCTCTTGCTTTTTGAACGAATTGATAAGTTAACATTTTTTCTTTTGCAATATCAAATCTCAATTTCTTTTTAAAATCGCAAACATGTTCTAAATTATTATTTGTTTTTTCAATTGAACTATTTTCAATAACGCCTCTAGCCAAAGGAACAGTTGTTGGTTGACCAACTTCTCTTTGCACAACACCTTCTGGTGGTTCAGGTTGTTTTTCTGCTTGTTCTGATGTTAATTGTGGAACAAATCCTGCTGAACCTCCACTCTTACGACCACTTACATTTGAACCAGAACTTGTTATATTAACTGTATTTGTTGATTGTATTCCAGGAAGAATACCAATAATAATAGGATATTGAAGTGTATCTGGATCTAGAAAATAACCAACAACCCATTCACCTTCTCTTGCAATCGAAGTTGTATTTCCCTGAGAAAGTGGTAGCACAGCATGAGCCCATGGTAAATTTTCCATAGGAACAAGGTTCGTATCTGGCGAATGTAATCCAATAATACGAACTTTATACATGCCTATTTTTAAATCGTCATGAGCATTTTCAATGACGCCGACCCAATTCATAGGGTCAAAAGTTCCATAATCTTTTTTTGGTTGATTAATTATCATGGATTGTATTCCGCATCTTCAACAACTGCACTCTTTATTACTCCAAATTCTCTATTCGAAGAATCAGTTGCACACTCAATTACCACTTCATGTAACTTAGGTTTTATACAATGATGTGCAGCTATAACTAAATGTTTTCCATATAATGTACTATCATAATTATCATCATCTTTAAGTCTCTCACCTCTTTTTGGTACCATCAATTCAACATTAACTCCTGAAGTTATAGAAAAGTTTCCTGGTAATAAAAGTTGAACTCGTTGATTTAAAAAGTTTTGCACAATAGCTCTTCTTTGAAAAATATACTTATATGGATCATCAACAAAGTTTAAAGATTCAGGATCGTTTTCGTTTATGTAATCACTTTCTTTGCGATAATACCCAAATACATGAATAGATTGTTTCGCATCAAACATTTGCGTATTGTTTTTGCCAAGTTTGTTTTGAACAACTGTTAAATTAGGTACTTTATTACCATGACTCATGGTATAATAATGATCGTCAAATGTTATTTCTCTTTGAGCTATCGTTCTGGTAATTGGATCAAATCCTATAAACTTACCTGCATAAACTCCATTTTGTACATTTTTTAAAAAGTCAAATTGATTTAAAACTTTAAATTCTTTTACACCTAAAAAAGCTGTTTCTTCGGCCTTGTCTCCAAGTGCAACATTCTTAGGTATAAAGTTTAATTTTGCAACAGGCGAGTTGAGTAATAATATCGATAAATTTACAAAATTATAACCTTTATTGTTTTCAAAAAACAAAAAAGTTGGAGATTCATTTTCATCTAAACTTCTTTTAGCACACCAATCTATCGCATCAATTGGATGCAAATTAGGTATTACAACTTTTTTTAATCCTATTGAATCAATAAAAATACCACCATTTTTAACTTCTCTGTTTACATCCACATTTAAATAATCTTTTAAAATTGATGATGCAATATTAGAATAAATGTCTGTATAAGATTGTGTTACTCTCAACTGTTCAGACAAAATAAATTCTTCAGATATAAAATGTAAGATATAAGCTTCAGATGTTTGATTTACATTTTTTCTATTGCTCTGTTTAAATACTCTAAAAACTTTTTTAAAAGTTAAAATGTCATCAGATCCACCAAATTCTGTTTTTTGTATATTTACAATTAAACTTTCTGACCCATCTAATGATAATTTTTCAGTTAAACCTAAAGCATCTAGAATTACAATATTGCCATGCATACAAGGTAATAAAATACTATCATAAATGTTCAGTTCACTAAACAAACCTGACACATCTAATTTTTTTTCTTTGTAAACCAGAATCAATTCTTTAATTACAAAACCAGAAACATTTACCGTCATTATGCAAAAGCTCCTTCAAATTCGTTTTCAACAGCAGAAACAAATTCTGGTTTTAGAATTTTAATTGACCTTTTATTTTCATTTTCTTCAACTTCATAATTATAATATGTAAGTGTTTCTTTTGTAACATCAATCTTTATATTTGTACCATCTTGTAAAGTATAGTTAGAAGAACTTGATGTTAAGTTTATATAATCATTTTGCGTTAATGAAGTTTTTTCAATTGATATTGTTTCATTTAAAATGACGTTTGTTTTTGTTTCTACTCTATAATAATTTTTTACATTTGATTGAGCCCAAGATGTTCCAGCACTTTCTGTTGAATTGTTGGCATATTCAGCTGATTGATATTTTAAATCAATATATTTTCTTAACGAATACTCACTTAAAGGCCAATCAAACTGTGGGTTTAAAGTTTCGTTTAAAAGTAAAATTATCCAATGCCGTTCAGAAGATCCATAAATTTTATGAGCAATAACATCTGGAGTTTCGCCATCAGATACTAAGTATTCATAATAAACAACCGAGTTTTCTCGGAAGTCTTTTTCAAAAGATACTTTAGATAAAATATTTGTTACATAATCAATTTCATTATTTTCAATTGCATAAGGAGTTTTTGGAAAGTATTTAAAAAATTTTGCCATTATTCTACACCACCCTGAAGTATATCAGAAGTTCTTTGTTCGGAAACAGAAGATCGTCCTGCATCTCTAGAAAAATTAGCTTTAGTAAGCATTTCGGTTTCTTTAAATTCTAATGATAAACGAATAGCAACAGGCATACCTGTTCGTCCAGTTGTTGGTGTTGATTGATTAGGAACTTCATAAGTTGAAAAACCATTTGGTGCATAATCTATATCCAAATTTGTTAAAACACAAGTTGATATTTTTGGAATATTTGGATTTTCTCGACCATTATAATAAAACTTAATATCAAATTCGGAAGGAGGCACTAAAAAGAAACCACCAACACCACCAGAATTTTCGGATCCTAACAGTTCGGGTGCCTGATGAAATCTTAAGCGATCAAGTATTCTTTGTACTTCAACAGCTTCTCTTGTTG